CTCCCAAGTTTACCGCACAGAAAGAGGGGACAACGGAGAAGGTGATCGAGCTGATCTGCGCGCACATCAACGCCGTCGTGGATGCAGGGAAGAGAGAAGGGGCCTCTGACGAAGAGAAGAACGCGATGATGGCGTGGACCTCTGCCAACCCCAAGGAGCAGTATGCCAAGTCAGGAAGGGTGGAGAAGCTTGTCGACCAGGAAGCTGTTGAGAGCCTGATGGCAGAGCTGATGAACCTCGAAGAGAACTCTCACGAGCTGTCGCACCAGGAGCAGAGGTCGAAGATGTCAGCAGTGCACGCCAAGATCGAGGAGACAGTCCTTATGGACAAGGAAAAGAGAGTCAAAAGGTCCAGACGGCTGATGACGGGTGCGCCAGTGAGGATCGGAGCGGAGTCTAAGGGGTTTGAGCACTCTGATGCCGTCACATCCACCTTCATCGAGGGCCCTTACCACTTCAGAAAGAGGCAGGAGAAGAGAGAGGCGGAGGCTCTTCACTACGACCTTTACCTTGGGGCGCAGAAGAACCTGCCTTACGTCCAAGATGTCCTCTTCGACAACTACATGAAGAGGAACCCTGGAGAATCAATTTGCCCCAAAACTGCTGCCGACAGACTCGCTGAGGAGATGGGCGTGAGATCAGTGTCTAAGGACGGGAACTACGACCTGCTCTTCGGCCTCGACAAGGTGACGCAGGAAGTGTCAGCAAGCATGGGGCACTCCACCGGGACTGGAATATTCGTGAAGATGGTGCCACACACTGCGATGATCGTCCTCTTCAGGAACAGCGGGAAGCAATCCATCTGCACCCTCCTGGCCGACAGCAGGGTTCACACCTTCGACGAGGACAGGTGGTGGACGCGCATGGAGGGGTCGGTCTGGAGGAGATCCAAGTTCTTCACGATCAACAGGGCGAAGGCGTCAATCTACCTCAACGGTGAAGAGAGGCACAGGGTTGTGTGCTTCATGAGGTCCCAGGAGCTTGAGGAGGACACGCATCTCACAGCTGACGAGAGGAGGACGTCTCTCGAAGCCTTCAGCAATCTCTCGTGCATGATCCTTTGCTCCCAGAAACAGCCGGATTCAGTGGTCCTGTCTTATGCGAGATACATTGGCATGATTCTTCAGAACAACTGTGTGAACAGGGGCCAGGTGAAAGAACTCTTCACCAAGGTCGAGAGAATCAAGACGAGGCTGAGCCTATGGACGCTCAAGAAGTTCTCAGAGTGGGTGAGGATGAGAGAAGCTGGAGCAGTCATGGACGGAGTGAAGTCCAACTGGGAGTACAGGTGTTGGTTGACGGGTCTCACTTCGAGGTCGTCCTCCTCTCGCCTCACCATGTTCTACGTTGGCAACATGTACGAGAAGACGCTCGGGGAACGTGCTGCGGCCATCAGGGGCCCGTTCAACAAGCTCCTGGAGCTCGCATACAGTGCTGCTGACAGGAAAGGGGTTCGAGGGCCAGAGAGAGTGAACCAGATCTGCGAGGAGCTCGAAGACTACGACAGGCACTTTCAGGTCGACTGGGGGCTACTCCGGAAAGTCCTTGACGAGTCGTTCGCGCAACACAAGAGGGAGCACCCCGACTGGAAGACGGGGTTCGAGTCCACCCTCATTGGGCTCACGAAGAGGGTAGACGGAGCCGAGCTTGCGACTAGGAGGGCGAGCTTCTGGCACACCTCTGACGACCTGGTGGACGGGTTCGTCACTAGATCCAAGAAGTCAGGGAGGGTGACTGACACACAGCACAGGATG